GAAAACCGCCGCAAACCGGGGCCAAAGCCAAAGGTTGAGGAGGCCGCTTGAGCCTTACAGAAAAAGAATTTGATGAGGCGGTGGATCTGTTTGCCATGCCGGGTTGGAAAACCCTGATGGGAGATGTTGAAGATCAACTTGACCTTTGCACTATTGACGCCTGCAATTCGTTAGAGGATTTGCACTTTGCTAAAGGCAGGGCGGCAGTGCTTAGGATGTTGTTGAACTACGAAAGCTACGTTCGGAATATAGAAAGCGAGACTTCTGCTTATGAACTTCAATAGCGTTTTTTCGCCTGTAGTTAGCAATATGTTAGAAGAATTTGCCTCATCCGGGGGCAAAAGCAGGGGAGCCTACGGGCCACCCCCCTGTTCAACTATCCGACACCCCTTTTAAGGAACGGAGATAAGCATGGCAACACTGATTGACGAAGAGCAAGTAGCCGATATGGAACTTCAAGAGGGCGAAACTCTATCCTCTATTGAGGAGGCCACCCCTATTCAGGATATTGCTGAACAGGAGCCTTCTATTGAGCAAGAGAAACCCACAGAAGACACCCCAGCTAGCAAATATAACGGCAAATCTCACGCTGAGATGGTAGCGATACTGGAAGAGCGTGAGCGAATGATCGGAATGCAAAGCAATGAGCTAGGCAATATGCGATCTACGTTTGAAGCTATGGCAAAAACTCAGTCTGTTCCAGCAGAACCGGAAACGGAGCCGCAGGAAGAGGTTGATTTTTTTGTTGATCCACAGAAAGCAGTGAATCAGCAGATAAACAACCATCCTGCACTGAAGGAAGCGCAAGATATGGCTAAGAAATTAGCCTATGCCCAAGGTGTGGCTACTCTGCAACAGCGTCATCCAGACGTAAAGGAGGTAATGGGATCACCTGAATTTGGAGAATGGATTAAATCCAGCCCCGCAAGAGTAAGGAGATTCCAATACGCCGATCAGTCTGGGGATGTTGATGAAGCTGACGATCTTATTTCAACGTTTAAGCAGTTGAATAAGACGGTTGCAACCGCGAAAGCGGCAGAGAAGTCGGCTCAAAAGAAAGCTGTGACAGCCGCCGCAGTAAGCGGAGGTCGCAGTAATCCAGACGCGGCATCGTCAAAGCGGGTTTACCGCCGTGCCGACATTCGCAGGCTAATGAAGACCGACCCAGATCGCTACGAGGAACTCCAACCGGAGATCGTTCAAGCGTATGCGGAAGGGCGTGTCCGTGATTAGCAATTTATTAGAACCTTTTAAGGAGGCCGAAAATGGCTTTAGATGAATCATACGCTAAAGGTAGTAGCGTAAATAACACAAACCACGCCAGCTTCATTCCGAAGCTGTGGTCAGACGAGATCATTGCTGAGTACGAGAAGTCTCTCGTAATGAAGCCGCTGGTTAAGTCTATGAAGATGACAGGTAAAAAGGGTGACACCATTAACATCCCTATGCCTGTTCGTGGTTCCGCTAACGCTAAAGTCCAAGAGACACAGGTAACACTGGTTGCTGATACTTCTAGCAACAAGCAAATCCTGATTGACCAGCACTGGGAGTACAGCCGCTTGATTGAGGACATTACCTCAGTACAGGCGCTGGCTTCTATGCGTAAGTTTTATACGCAGGATGCTGGTTATGCACTGGCTCGTCAGGTTGATTCTGACCTGATTGCCTCTGCCTTGGACTGCTGGACTGTAAAGGGTCACGCAACGGAAGGCGGTCTTGTTGTGCCTGCGGTAGCAGGCTCGGCAGAAAACTTCAGTGACGCGGCTTTCCGTGACGCTATCCAGATTCTGGATGACGCGGATGTACCTATGGACAACCGTAAGCTGGTAATCCCACCTGCGGCTCGTAACCACATCATGGGCATTGATCGTTATGTGTCTTCGGACTTCGTAAATGGTCGTGGTGTTGTTAACGGCAAGATTGGTGAGTTGTATGGCGTAGATGTATTTGTATCTACCAACCTGACTGCCAACAATGATGGTGAGAAGCCGTGTTTGTTGTTCCACACTGACGCTCTGGTCATTGCTGAGCAGATGTCAGTAAGAACGCAAACACAATACAAACAGGAATACTTAGCAGACTTGATGACTGCTGACACCCTGTACGGTGAAGACTGCTACCGGCCTGAAAACGGCGTTGTTATTTGGGTAGCAAGCTAAGCCACTACTCCTAAGAGTCTTCCTCCCCCGAAAGGGGGAGGCTTTTTAACAAGGAAGGAAGTTATGCCTTATACACCGAACTACGACTACGCCGCAAAGGATCAACTCCCTTCCGGTAATAGTGCAAAAGTCATTCGTGGCTCAGAGTTGATGGAAGAGTTTCTTGATATTTCAGAAACTGTTACCAAGCTCGACGAAAGAATCACGCTTAATACCAACATTCTGGCTTCAGTTAAGTGGAATGGTGAAAATATTGGTCAGCAATTTAATGTCTCTCAGGTTGAAGTGTTAGGTAATGACAACTCTCATGTCAGGATTCACTTCACTAAGCCTATCAATGAAGACGCTCCCATCACTTTGCCTGATGGATCTGAGGTTAATCCCGGCGATTTCGTCAATGTGGTAACGCCTATTACTACAACTGGCGTTATGTCGATGATGTGTCTCACTGATATGCGTGAAACCTATGTTGACTTTGCTGTTCGCACACTGAATGGCACAGACAACAAGACATGGGAATCTCCATCCGCGCCTATTGGCTTTTGTTATGTACTGATTGACCAGTACAACATGACAGGAACGGAGCCACAGTAATGTCATACACGCCCATTCATAATTACAGAGTAAGAGACAAACTGCCGCCAAATGATCCCGGCAAGATCATTTATGGCAGTCATCTTTCTGATGATTTTGAGGCGATTTCTCGCGCATTGGGCGCAATAGAGGGGAGTCTTAATAGCTCCCCTATATTCCCTGATGGTGGGACTGCGGCCTGTAGCGCAGAATGGGGAAAAATTACTGGAACCATAGGTAATCAGTCTGACCTACAGACAGCCTTAAACAGAAAAGTAGATAAAACAGCCTTAGATGTTATTAGCGGAGGCACTTACTGATGGCTATTGTCTCAAGAATCATCCACAAATTAGGTATTGGCGTCCCTGCTACTGATGATCTTGAGGTAGGCGAGTTAGCCCAAGACAGGGCTACTGGCGATCTGTACGGAAAGACAGATGATGGCAATGTATTTAAGGTCGGCACTGCTGGAGACGGTGATGCTGGCTATGACGATACCGAGATACGCGCTGATCTAGCCCAAGAAGTTGATGACAGAGAAGCAGGCGACCTAGCCTTAGATGGCAAAATTACTGTTGAGATTGCCGATAGAGAGGCTGGTGACACGGCTTTATCTGGAAGGGTAGACGCAGAGGTTGCTGACAGGATTGCTGGTGACGCCAACCTGCAAGACCAGATTGATGCTCTTGGCACTGTTGGTTCTGAGCTAGTTGATGGTGATGCCTATATTCGGCTAGAGGATGGGTCTTGGGTTGCCAGCCCATCAATGACGTTTGAAGGTGATCTTACCGTTAACGGCAACATCACTATTGAGGGTGGTGGGATTGTAGACCCTGATGGCAACCCTGCTGGCGGTCTGTCTACCCACGTTGGCCCTAATGCTCCCGACCCTGCTGTAGAAGGTCAGATGTGGCTAAACACTGATGACGGCTACCTGTACGTGTACTACGACAACGCAGGCAATCCTACGTGGATGGCTGTGGAGCGTGAAGGTGGATCTGGCGGTGGTGGTGGTGGAAGCAACTCCAGCGATCCGTACTGGAATAACGTCGAGTTGCAATTAAGGTTTAAAGATATAACTCAACCGTGGAAGGATGATGCTAAAGACCGAGTAGTTACACCTGCAGGCGATGCGATTATTTCGGGCGAGGAATTTAAGCACCCTTCATTCTCGCTAACAATAAACAAAGGTGGTTCAACCAACCACGGATTGGAGGTGGACGAATTTAGAGCGGGAAGCCTCACCGGCCTATGGACTGCCGAGGCATGGATCTACCCAATAAACAGCGCAGGAACTGCCGGAACCAGTAAGAGAACAATACTTGCTGGCTCAAAGGACAACACCGGATCAGACAGTAGTTTTAGAATCTTTCAGTATGGGGACAATTTCCAGTTTACGGTTCGTGGATATGACGGCACTCAAAATGTAAACATTGTGAGCGCTGGCGACAAAGCTGTTCTCGGAGAGTGGCAACATATTGCCATATCAAATGACGGCAATCTGTACAGGGTTTTTCATAACGGAAAGCTCCTGATGACAGAAGTGTCGGTTTCCGCAAATCAGACTGAGGCTAGGTATATAGAGGTCGGTCGATCAAGAGGAAATAATGCGAAAGCGTTTAGTGGCTACATTGATGACGTAAGGATTACCGACAGGGTCTGCCGATATACCGATGATTTCGAGCCTCCCGGTGAACTGCCAACTGCTGGCACCAGAAGCCTAATGCTGGAGCAAAAAGGGGGCGACAACGATGCTGACCTTTCCTGACCCCAATGTAGAGACAGAGTACACCGACCCCAACGGTAGCGTCTGGGAGTTCAACGGTACTGGCTGGGTTAGGCAGTGTGACTGTCCTGATGGTGGTGGTGGTGGTGATGGCTCAAACCCAGACCCCATTGAGCCAGACGGTAGATTTATCAACACAAGATGCGTCATCAATGGTGAGTTTGGGGAAGTTGGCGGCGCACCTATTGACGCCACTGGTAAGACAATAATCTCGCCATCTGCTGGTGCCAAGAATATTGCAGATGCCAAGTATGGCAACGGCGGGGTGTCTTTGCTGAAGGCTGATAATGGGCGTATTGCTGTCCCTATAGAGACAAACTTTTGGCGAAGGCCGTGGACTCTTGAGGGCTGGTTCCAGTTTAAGTCTCAGGCGGGAGACGCCTCAAACGCTTACAACCTGTTTGGAAGCTGGGACACCGTTCAGGTAAACGGTACAAACGCAAAGATTTTTATGCTCCGCGCTAACAGTTCAAAGCAGTTTGAGTTGCTGGTCAGCTACGACGGCGTAGATGGCGATGTCAATATGAATATCAACACCGGAGCGGATCTGTGGGACGACCCTGATCGATGGTATCACGTTGCGGTCAGTCATGAGATGAATTCGAAACTCATAAATGTTTACTTGGATGGCGTGAGATTGAAAAGTCAGCCCATTACTCAAGCACCCCAAAGAGAAGCAAAGTCAATCCTGTATGTAGGGGACAGAGAAGGCAGGGGCGGCAATCAAGGTGATTTTCATATGGATGATTTTCGTCTCACCTACGACTACTGCCGATACAACACTGACGAAATCGATCTCCCCGGTCAGGTCCAGTATCAGCAAACCTACGCCAGTGCCGTTAGTGGCATGACCTTTTTAGAAGATTATGACACTGCAGGGCAAACAGAAGACAACGACTCAGAGGAGTTATGACATGGTAATTAGACTGATGTGTATCGCATTAGCTCTTACTGCCTGCACCTCGGTTGAGGAGCGGCAGGCTCACATGCAAGGTCAGATAGAAATTGTAAGGAGTCAGGCAGATGCAAAGACTGACCAGAAGGCGGCTGAAGCAATGGCTAAAGCTGAGCTTTATAAGGCTTTGGCTCAAGTTGCCATGGCGAATCCAGAGCAGGCTTCTGCTGTTACTGTTGCGCTTGCGGTTCAAGGCATTGGTGAGGAAGGCTCCAGTGACGATACTCGCATAGTTCCTTTACAGCCTTTACAGAATGAAGGGTTGGAGTTTGCAAAAGTATTTGCCGCTCCTCTAGCCAATGTGACTACAGCAGTAGCAACGGCCTATATCAATGCTGATGTGGCTAAAACTCAATCTGATAATGCGGCGGCGGTGCAGATAAATGATGCTCTTCAAGATTCAAGGATTGTTGAAGCGGTGGCGGATGTGGGTATTGCGGCGGCTGAGACAAGTGGACTTTTTGTTAGCGGTGATAACTACACGCTTAGCGATTCTGCAAGCATCTCTCAAGATCAGGTTTCTACTGTGGAAACGACAACGACAACTACAACGACAACTACGGAAACAAATACGAGTAATGAGTTAGCAGACAGCTACAACACAACTGATAACTCCACAACTGATAACTCTACAACCGATAACTCCTATGTCACTTACGGCGGTGAGCAGATGACGCTGGGAAGCCTGCTTACTTTCTTGCAGGAGAGTGGTGAGCCGTACTCATTTAGCTTGGGTGAGGACATATACACAGACGATACAACAGACGAGACAAACTCTGGCTACACCTGTGTCCCTACATTTGAGGGCTATGTGTGTAGTGGAGATGACTAATCATGGCTGACTCAGATATCAACCTAGAGACCCATTTTCCTGACGGCTCTCCTAGACCGCAGAGGCTTACTGCAGACACCACCTACGAGGAGTTCCTTGAGTGGTTTAACGGTAGTTCATTACAAGGCGCGATGGAGAGCTACTACTCTTACAGACCCACAGAAATGAATGCCTTGTCTCAGAACAGCCCCGGATATGAGCGCAACGAGGCAGGCAGGTACGTAAACGAAGCTGGCGAAGAGTTGTTCTACTACACCGGCCCTGACTACGAAGACGAAAAGCGCAACGGTGCTGGCTTAAACGCTGATGCCGATTATGTGACGATGGACGAGATAAGGGCTAGGTACGAAGAAGACACCGTTCTTCACAAGCACTTTGATAGCGTTGACCAGTATGTATCTTACATCACTGACCGGCAGGATCTTATAGATTCGGGTCAGATCATGGATAAGTGGGAGCGATCCAATCAGCTATGGCATGACACATTTATTCGCAGGCGTGATGGGCGAGGCGGCCCAAATGGTCAGTACATTGCAGACATAACGGAAGCTGAAAGACGCAGGGTAGAGGACGCTGAGCGTGCGGCTGAAGCTGGACTGGTTGAGCAGTACGGCATTCAAACAAGCATCATAGATGATAACGGGAATCAGCTTCGCTGGAACGGCACTGGCTACTCGTTGATTAAGCGGTACAAAGAGGATGACAAGTGGGGTCGGACGATAGCAGGAGCGGGGGCGGGCCTCATAGTAGGTGGTGCTCTGGCCCCTTATCTTGGCGCTCTTACTGGGGCGGCTCCGTCGGGATTTGTTGGCCCTCTTTCTACCAGTCAAATTGTTGGCGGCAAAGTTGCGGCTGGCCTAGCGGCTGGAGCAGGCAGTGCGGCTAGCCAAGGATTGTTAACGGGAAGCATAGACCCCAAGTCTGTGTTGTCTACCGCTCTTATTACGGGCCTTAATCCGGGCGGCTATGTTGCTGACAACTGGGTTCCGGGCATAGACAACCGGATAGGCTCTGCTACTGAAGGGGATTGGGTTTTAGGAGGAACGGGCCAAGGCTTTAGTAATGGATTGGTTAGCGGCACTGTTAATGATGTCGTAAGCCAAGGAATTACAACAGGCAGTGTTGATCTTGAAGATGCTCTGATCGCAGGGGCGACTCAGGGAACTAAGCAGTCCCTTATGGATGTCCTGTATGACATGGATTATTACTCTCAGGACAAGATAGCCGCAAGAATGATGATGGCAGATCCCTCTCTTACTGAAGAGCAGGCAATGGCTCTTGCGCTTAATGACTCAAACTACTTAAGAACCAATGTAGGGGCGATTATTGGAGAGGGCGGACTGCTTCCGTTCATACCGGAGCTATCTTTGGGCGGTGTTGCCAATGCCTACGAAGGCTTTGATAGCGCGATTGGCGGATGGTTGCCTGACATATTTAGGCCAGACTCTCCTTACTCTGGGTACTCATCAGAAGAGATAGCGGCAAGAAGAGAAGATTTAAGCGCAGAGTGGTGGGATGCAAATCAAGGCAATTCTGATTACTTCACTGAAAGCGGGGCAATGACCCCGGCTGGAGTGCGAGCGCAATACGACTACGTAAAAGCTAACTTTGATCCTAACTGGGCATACTTCCACGGCACTACTGGACTAGATGAAAAATATAGCTGGTCGCCTAATGATCGTGGTGACACAGAGATATACGGTACGGCGGTGCAGGCCACAGACGCATACGGCAATCCTATCTACACATCAGGCACTGCTTATGAGCAAAATTATTGGTATGACGCTGACGGCAATATCGTAACGAATAAGTACGGCAATCCAGCAGGCGGGTACACCTCTGTAACTAGTCCGCAGGATGTAGATTTCTCAGGCGGCAACGACCTGATTATGTATCTCAACAATGGGGTTCTGCCATCTACAAGCTCAACGCCCGGATTCTGGGATGCTGTTGCCATCGGGGTTCGGGATGGCTGGGCCGTATACAACAACGGTGATGACGGCAATACCGCTATCACAGACTCTGCTGGCAATACTGTTCTTGTCACAACCAATCAGTTCAATGAAAACATTACGGGTGGCGGTTCAGACAAATCTGGCAATCTTGTTAACACAGGCGATACAGCCACTAATACCGGCGGTGATATAACCACTAATACTGGGGGCGACATAGCCACCAACAATGGAGGGGATGTAGCCACGAATACGGGGGGTGATGTAGCCAATAACACTGGAGACACAGCCACCAACGCCGGGGGAGATACAGCTACCAATGCAGGGGGCGATGTAGCTAATAATGCCGGGGGTGATGTAGCTAATAATGCTGGGAATAATGCCGATTCTGGAGTTGATAGCGGAAGTGATGACGGCGGCAACAGTAACAGCGAGCTTGATACTACGGGTCAATATGGATACTACACAGCCTTAGACGGCTCTCAGCACCCCTACACTGAAAGCGGTTCGGTTCAACTGCCAAGCGGCGTAACGATAGGTGAGGGTGCTGTAAACGGCGCTCTTGGGCTTACAGACTTGGTAGGTACAGGCACAAGTGAAACTACGCCATCGACAGATCAAACTCCGGGTACAGATATCTTGCCCAATAGCAATCTATTGAATGCACTCAAGAACAACGGCCTGCCTCCTGTTTGGACTGAGTTGTTTGGATATACAAAAATATCGCCCTATCAAAAGGCAAGGCTTAAAGTGTTAGACGGTATGCTTTCTGGGATGCAAGGGGGTGGTGTCGGAAACATGAACGCCTTGAACTTTGGTGCAAACAAAGACCCATATCAAAAGATTGGTAGATCGCTCATTGATGCTGGAATGGAGCCAAAAGGATGACATATCTCGAAATGGTCAATGAAGTATTGGTTCGCATGAGGGAGGTTGAGATTGATCCCGAGTATTATGGCGTTGCCAGTAAGCAGTTAGACCCCCAGCAAAAGATGATATGCAAACTGGTCAATGACGCTCGTAACTTTGTAATCAGAGCGCATACTTGGAATGCTTTCCGAACCGTCTGGATACTTGACCTTGCTCATGGGGTTAGTAGATACAACTTAAGGGGTGGCACAGAGCAGTCTACTGTTAGCTTTATCCGTTATGACGATGGCCCTGTGCTTAAAGAAGTAAACCAGCATGAGATATCAAGCAGGCCGTACCATCAAGCCAAGCCTCTCTGGTTTGCTCCTAGCCATGTAAATCTAGGGAATGAAAGCCCCGTTGTCATTAACCCAAGCGAATACAACGTCAACGAATATGGGGCGTGGTTCTCACGATATGGGCAGGAAGATGAGGTAATCAGGCCCACTGACGAGAAGTGTGTACAGGTACATGTCTGGCCTATCCCTGATAACTCTTATGGCGGCACTGGTGATGTCTACAGATACACAGAGGCTCAATGGGGATTAGGACAATGGGGTTCAAAGGGAAGCCAGCTATTTGCTTATGGCTATGCACAGCCCCAGCTACTTTATAACGATGATGACTTGATGATTGTGCCTGATGATCCTGTCATGCACTTTGCTTTGGCGTATGCAATATCAGAAAGAGGAGAGGCTGGGGGCGTTACTGCTCAGCAAACATTTGCCTTGGCTAAGCAATATCTTTCTGACGCTATCTCGTGGGACGTTAACAACAGTCGTGGCGAGTATATCTGGGAAGCCGTGTAATGCAGTTACAGCAACTAAGCATTCAAGGGCCGGGGTCTCAGGGCCTTAACTCTGAGATTGGCCCATTCCAGCAGAGCATTGAGTTTGCTCTTAAGGCTGATAATGCAGTGATTGATAGGGTTGGCAGGCTGGCGGCTAGGGAAGCCTTTGCTGACTTTGTTTGGAAGACTAACTTCGACCTTAAGGAGGAGGAAGACTACGACATAGTTCGGCTAGAAACGGTCATGCATGACCAGCAGACGCCTGCTACCAACGAAGTGTGGAGGATAACCAAGTACAACGATGAGGCGTATGAGCCTCCTCCAGACAGAAAGCCAGATGGGAACCCTATAAATCCTGAACAGCTAAATGACCTGCTTAAGGTTGGTGCTGAATACAACATGGCTGAATACAACGGCCTTTTACTTTCAGAGAACGCCGGGCCTAAAGACGAGATAACCAGAGAGAATGCCTTCCGCTTTGTAGAGCAGGCACAGGGCAGTCAATATGGCATAGGTCAATACGGCGATAAGGATGAATATAACGGCGGATTTACCACCAGTTTTGACGATCATATGGTCATTGGAATTGCTGGTATCTACATACCTGAACAGCGATATAACTCTGAATACAACCGCCCTCAATCAGAATATGGAGTAATGGAGTACGCGCAGGAGCGTGACTTTGAGGTACAGAATTACGACTACTACATAGTCTTTGAGGTTAGGGGGCCAAAGCTAGTTAGGCTGGGCCAGTGGACCCCAAAGAACGGATTGACTAATTGCCAGCTTGTGCCATTCATGGACAGCATATTTCTTTTCAGTGCTGGTGAGCCGCCAATAGCTTTCTATAAGGGATCATCTGCCCTTATATCCAGCCATCCTAATTACAAGCCACCAAGAGATGGCGACAGAGGTTTTGATGAAAACGGAAACCCACTTGGCCTCAACATCCTTGCCCCAGAGCTTAATGGAGATGTTGCTTGTGCCGCCTATGGTCGGCTTTGGGTTAGTGGTGTTAACGGTAATTATGATGTCATTTATTACTCTGATCTTCTTGTGCCTTATCAGTGGTATGACGGCTCTATTGATTCCGAGCAGGGACTACCGGAGGGAGAAGACCCCTTTAATACAGGGGGGATAATTGATGTCAGGGAATACTGGCCCACGGGCAACGACAAGATCCAGGGAATTGCCGCACACAATGGATTTCTGATTGTCTTTGGTCGGCACTCAATTCTTATCTACGCTGGCGCACAGGGCGATCCTGCCGGTGAAGGCGGCTTACGGCTACAGGACGCTATCCGTGATGTGGGACTCGTTAACCAAGATGCTATGTGCAACATTGGTTCTGACCATCTTTTTGTTGACCCTATGGGAGTACGT